GCTATTAAGGCTGAGATCCCGGTATCGAAGTGGGAGGCTCAGTATCAGCAGAACCCGACATCTGAGGGTAATGCGATTATCAAGCGGGAGTATTGGAGGATGTGGGAGGCGGAAGATCCTCCTGCATGTGAGTACATTATTCAGAGCTGGGACACCGCATTTGAGAAGAACAACAGGGCAGACTATTCAGCTTGTACGACCTGGGGAGTTTTTTACAGGCCGAATGAGAAGGGTATAGAGAGTCCTAATGTGATTCTTTTAGATGCGTATAAGGGAAGGTTAGAGTTTCCAGAGCTTAAGAAGAAGGCTTATGAGCTTTGGCAAGAATGGGACCCTGACACCTTAATTATTGAGAAGAGGGCAGCTGGTGCGCCTTTGGTTTATGAATTAACCAGGATGGGGATTCCGTTGTCGGAATATACGCCGTACAAAGGACAGGATAAGATTGCGCGGGTGAACTCTGTAGCGGATTTATTTGCGTCTGGTGTTATTTGGAGGCCAGATAGAAGGTGGGCAGAGGAAGTAGTTGAAGAGATGGCGTCATTTCCTAATGGGGATCATGACGACTTAACTGACTCTGCATCTCAGGCTTTGATGCGATTTAGAAAAGGCGGGTTTTTGACGGTCGCATCTGATGAAGAAGATTACCCAATCATTCCCCGTAAGGTTGAATATTACTGAGGTAGATCATGGACATTGATAAAGCGTTGTTTCCTATGGTCCCCATGGAAGGCGGGGAAATAGAGATTGAGATTGAAGATCCTGAGTCGGTATCAATTAATGCTAATGGGTTTGAGTTGATTCTCGAGCCTGAGCAAGAAACGGCAGAAGATTTTGATGCCAATCTAGCTGAGTACATGGATGAGAAAGATCTCGATACNCTGGCTAATGATTTGATTGGATTGGTAGATGCAGACCTTAATTCCCGCAAAGACTGGGAAGAGATGTATGTAAAAGGTCTAGAAGTTTTGGGTATGAAGTATGAAGAGCGGGCAGAACCTTGGTTGGGTGCTTGTGGTGTGTATAGCCCATTGTTGACTGAAGCTGCTATTAGGTTTCAGTCAGAGATGATCACTGAAACTTTCCCTGCCCAGGGTCCTGTTAGGACCCAGATTATTGGGGAAGAAACAAAACTGAATGAAGAAGCTGCTGCCCGAGTTCAGGCTGACATGAACTTCAGGCTTACAGAAGAGATGATTGAGTACAGGCCAGAGCATGAAAGGCTTTTGTACTCACTTGGGCTCGCCGGATCAGCGTTTAAGAAGGTTTACTACGACACCTCATCAGGAAGGCAGACTGCCCCATACATCCCGGCAGAAGACATTGTCATGCCTTATGGTGCATCAGATGTGTATAGCGCAGAACGTGTTGCACACATCATGCGTAAGACCAAGAATGATCTAAAAAAGCTCCAGGTTTCAGGTGTTTATAGAGATATAGACCTAGGTGAGCCCACCAGAATCTTCACAGATCTGGAGAAAAAGAAGGCTGAAGACCAGGGATACAGCATCAATGATGATGATCGATACAGGATTCTCGAGATTCACGTTGATTGGGACCTAAAAGGCTTTGAAGATGAGGATGGAATTGCCCTTCCTTATGTAATTACGGTCGAAAAAGGGTCATGTAAGACGCTTTCAATCCGCAGAAACTGGAAACAAAGCGATAAATTAAAGACCAAACGCCAGCATTTTGTTCAATACAACTTTATTCCTGGGTTTGGAGCGTATGGATTGGGCTATATCCACCTGATTGGTGGTTATGCGAGGGCTGGAACCTCAATTATTCGGCAGTTAGTGGACGCTGGAACCCTTTCTAACCTGCCGGGTGGTATGAAAACCCGTGGTTTGAGGGTCAAAGGGGACGATACCCCGATTGCACCGGGTGAATTTAGGGACGTTGATGTGCCGTCTGGGTCTATCCGAGACAACATCATGGCTCTTCCTTATAAAGAGCCTAGTCAAGTCCTGTCGATGCTCTTGGAAAAGATCACCGACGACGCAAGAAGGCTGGTTGGAATCGCTGATTTGAAGATCAGTGATATGTCAGCACAGGCTCCAGTGGGAACGACGCTGGCTATTCTAGAAAGACAGCTCAAAACCATGAGTGCTGTCCAGGCGAGGATTCATTCCAGCCTGAGAATGGAGTTTAGGCTTCTTAAACAGATTATCCGGGACTACATGCCGCCGGATTACAGCTATGTTCCTGAAGGTGGAAACCGGGCTGTCAAACAATCTGACTATGACCTAGTCGAAGTTATCCCTGTTAGTGATCCTAATGCAGCCACCATGGCTCAAAGGATCATGCAATACCAAGCTGCTCTACAGCTTGCACAGGGTGCTCCACAGATCTATGACCTGCCCCAGCTTCACAGGCAGATGCTCGAGGTTCTTGGAGTTAAGAACGCCGATAAGTTAATTCCTCTGAAGGATGATCAAAAGCCCAGGGACCCAATTAGTGAAAACATGAGTTTCCTAACTGGAAAGCCAACAAAAGCGTTTATTTACCAAGATCATGACGCGCATATTCAAACCCATACTGCGCTTCTAAGAGATCCATCGATTATGGCCATGATTGGTCAGAGCCCGATGGCTCAACAGATGCAGGGCGCGATCATGGCTCATGTGGCAGAGCACATGGCGTTCAAGTATCGACGGGATATTGAAGAGCAACTGGGTGTTCCGATGACAGCCCCGGATGCTGAGCTCCCAGAAGAAGCGGAAGTTCAAATCTCCAGGCTGGTAGCGCAGGCAGCACAACAGCTTCTAACAACCAATCAAGCTCGGGCAGAACAGGAACAAGCCCAACAGATGGCTCAAAACCCAATGCTTCAAATGCAGCAAGCTGAACTACAGCTAAGAGCCCAAGAGCTTCAAAGAAAAGAAGCGGATTCTCAAAGAGATTTTGAAATAGCTCAGAAAAAGATCCAGCTTGAACAAGAGCGGATTGCTATTGATGCTCAAAAGGAAGCTGCAAGGCTTAATAATCAGGCTGCACAACAAGACAAGAAATTAAGGACAGATATGTTGAAACACATGACTAAACGATGAATCACATCCAATTAGCTCTAAAAGAATTAGAGCATCGTCGGGAAACTCTCAAGAATGCGCTTGCTGAAGGTTCGGCGCGAGATTTTCCCGAATACAAGGCAATGGCGGGGGAAATCCAAGGTCTTTCCTTCGCTCATTCCATCCTAACCGACCTTGTGCGTAAACTGGAGTTTGACGATGAGTGAGCTTTTGATCTCAACCGGCGAAAATGCCGTGCCAACATATTTACCTGAAACAGCCGAGCAAAAGGCTAAACAGCTACCCAAACCTTCGACATATCACATTCTTTGTGCTTTACCAGAGATTGAAGATGAGTATGAAAGCGGGTTGGCAAAAAGCGGGCAGACCATCCACTTTGAAGAAGTTATGTCTCCGGTCCTATTTGTAGTTTCTATGGGACCAGATTGTTATAAAGACAAAGAACGATTCCCAAGTGGCCCTTCATGCAAGGTCGGTGATTTTGTATTGGTTCGTCCAAATACAGGAACCCGAATCAAAATTCACGGGCGTGAATTCAGGCTCATCAACGACGATAGTGTCGAGGGTGTAGTTGAAGATCCCCGTGGCATTTCGAGGGCTTAATCATGGACAAACAAGAATTTAAATTCCCGGATGAAAAGCCGGAAGCCAAGAAAGAGGAAGAGCTGATTATTGAAGTTGAGGACGATACTCCAGAAGATGATCGTAATCGACCTCCAATGAAAGAAGAGCCTGCTGAAGTTACTGATGAAGAGCTGGCTCAATATTCAGATGGAGTAAAAAAGCGTATTCAACATTTCTCTAAGGGCTATCACGAAGAACGGCGGGCAAAAGAAGCTGCTATTCGTGAGCGAGAAGAGGCTATTAGAGCCGCCCAAGCTCTGTCAGAAGAGAATAAAAAGCTTCAAGCTAATATCGGTCAGAACCAGCAAACTATGCTGGAACAAGCCAAAGTAGTGGTAAACCGGGAATTAGAAGAAGCTAAACGCCAATATAAAGAGGCGTATGAATCGGGTGATTCAGATAAGCTGGTAGAAGCCCAGGAAGCATTAACAACTGCCAAAATAAAGGCAGATAAAGTTAATAATTTCAAACCAGCTTTACAAAAATCTGAAACTCCGGTACAAAATGAACCTATAAAGCCTAAGGTTGATCCCAAAGTAAGTGCTTGGACTNCNAAAAATCCTTGGTTTGGGAACAATAAACGCATGACAGCGTTTGCTTTAGCGGTACATCAAGAACTTGCGGAAAGTGGTGTAGAAGTCAACAGTGATGAGTACTACTCAAAGCTTGATTCGGAACTTAAATCAACGTTCCCGAGTGCTTTTTCTGATGCGACTCCCTCAGAAAAGCCCAGGCCTGTTGTCGCCCCAGCCACGCGCAGCACAGCGCCCCGAAAAATCGTGCTGACCAAAACGCAAGAAAACCTCGCCAAACGGTTAGGACTGACTAATGAGCAGTATGCCCGTGCGGTTGCTGAAGAACTAAGGAAACAAAATGGATGAGCGTACCCCCCGTGAGATGAAAACCCGCGAAAAACTAGAGCGTCCGAAACAATGGATGGCTCCAGAGCTTCTGCCTGTTCCAAACCCGGAACCCGGTTGGGAGTTTCGCTGGATTCGTGTTGCAACGTTGGGGAGTTCTGACCCCCGTAATGTTTCCACCAAACTGCGTGAAGGTTGGGAACCTGTTAAAGCATCAGAGCATCCTGAGATTCAAATGATGTCCATGGGTGAAAAAACCCGGTTCCCGGACAGCATTGAAATCGGTGGATTGTTGCTTTGCAAAACCCCGGCAGAGTTTGTCGAACAACGGAATGCTTATTATCAACAGCAGACCGAAAGTCAGATGACCTCTGTAGACAACAATTTCATGCGGAACAATGATCCTCGTATGCCGGTATTTAAAGAACGTCGTACAGAGGTGAAATTTGGCCGTGATTCCAAAGTTTAGGAGTTTTAAATGGCTTACCCTACCGTTGATAAGCCCTACGGGCTAAAGCCGATCAATTTGATCGGTGGGCAGTTGTTCGCCGGTTCCACCCGGATGTACAACATTCAATACGCGTACAACACGGACATCTTCTTTGGTGATTATGTCGCCCTAGTCCGTGGCAACCTTCAGCGCATTTCGGTAACGTCTGGCGTAGTCGGAACGGTTGTCGGCGTGTTCATGGGTTGTTCGTACACCAACCCGACCACCAAGCAAAAGCAGTTCAGCCAATATTGGCCCGCCAATACGACTGCTGGTGATGCTGTGGCTTACGTGTCTGACGATCCCGATCTGGTTTTCCAGGCGGCTGTTTGCTCGTCCGGTACTACGATTGCTTCTGGCGCCCGCGCCATGATTGGTCGGAATCTGGCTTGCTTGAACAACACTGGCAACTTGAACACCGGCAACTCGGCCAACGCTCTGGAAGCTGGCAGCCTTAACACCACGGACACTCTGCCCGTACGTGTTATCGGCGTCGTTCCTGAGACTGCCGTTTCGCTGGGTACTGCTACGTACGTGACTGGAACTACGTCTGTTACCTGCTCGGCGCTGCCGTTTGCGCTGCCCGTAGGTACGGATGTTGGCTCGGTTGCGTCCAATGGCCAGTACATTGCAAGTGGTTCGTACGTGTCTGTAGCCGCCGCTGCTGGCGATACTTCGTTTACGCTGAATGCAGCGGCCTCCCCGGCCTTTGCAGCTAGCGCAACGCTGGTATTTACCCAGTATCCTGAGCTGCTTGTAAAAATCAACTTTGGCCAGCATGAGTATTACGCTGCCACCGCTACGGCCTAAAGGAGTTAAACCATGGCTATTTCACGTGCACAACTACTGAAGGAACTCCTTCCTGGCCTGAATGCTCTGTTCGGTCTTGAGTACTCCCGCTACGGCGAAGAGCACAAAGAGATTTACGAAACCGAGACTTCAGAACGTAGCTTTGAAGAAGAAACCAAGCTGGCTGGTTTCTCCGCTGCTCCGGTTAAAAACGAAGGCCAAGCTATTGCGTATGACAACGCGCAAGAAGCCTGGACTGCTCGTTATAACCACGAGACTATCGCTATGGGTTTCTCCATCACTGAAGAAGCGATGGAAGACAACCTGTACGACAGCCTCTCGGCGCGGTATACCAAAGCGCTTGCCCGGGCGATGGCTTACACCAAACAGGTGAAAGCTGCTGCCACCCTGAACAACGGCTTTAGTTCCGCTGTCACCTACGGTGACGGTGTAAGCCTGTTCTCGACGGCTCATCCCTTGGTTTCGGGTGGCACCAACAGCAATCGTCCGGCCACCGCCGCTGACCTGAATGAAACCTCTCTTGAGGCTGCAGTTATTCAGATCGCTGCGTGGACTGACGAACGTGGTCTGCTGATTGCCGCTAAGCCCAAGAAGCTGATTGTTCCCCCGGCCCTGATGTTCGTTGCAACCCGTCTGCTTGAAACTGAGCTGCGTGTTAGCACCGCTGACAACGACATCAACGCGCTGAAGAACAACGGCTCCATCCCGGAAGGTTATACGGTCAACCACTTCCTGACCGATAACAACGCTTGGTTCCTCACCACCGATGTTCCCAACGGTCTGAAGCACTTTGTGCGTACACCGCTGAGCACGTCAATGGACGGGGACTTCGACACCGGGAACGCTCGTTATAAAGCCCGTGAGCGATACAGCTTCGGCGTCTCTGATCCGCTTGGAATCTACGGTTCTCCCGGCGCTTCCTAAGCAAAATCAAACACTTAGCGTGTTTGGAGCCCCCTTAACCGGGGGCTTTTTTATTGTCTTTGACACATGCAATTCTCCATGATATGTTTCCTGTATCGTAACAGGAGATACCATGGACAGCCTACCTCGTACAAGAGCAGAAGCAAAAGCATCTGGAGCCACGCACTATTTCACGGGTGAGCCGTGCAAGCATGGGCATATTGCGCCACGTAAAACCAAGGGTGCTTGCGTGGAATGTTTAAAGGTTGAGTGGCAAAAGGGGAATGAAGCCCGGGCTGAGTACTTCAAACAATACAACCAGTCAGAAGCTGGGCAGAAAGCTAAAAAGAGTTATTACGAAAGAAATAAAGAGGCTGTTATTGCTCGAGCTGCTGCAAGGCCAAAAGAAGAAAGGTCCAAGCACCGAGAGAAATACAAGATACAAAACCCAGAGTTGTACAAGTCATTAACTAGTGTACGAAAACGTCGGCATAAGAATGCCACGCCATCCTGGGTAACCAAAGAACAAAAGCTAATGATGAGGCAGTTGTATTTGGAGGCGATGAGACTGACAAAACTTACTGGAGAACGATATGTTGTTGATCACATCGTGCCATTAATAAACCCAACAGTTTGTGGATTACATGTCCCATGGAATTTGCGGGTAATAACCCAGGCAGAGAATTTAAAAAAATCTAATAAGCTTATTGACACTGAATCTTCAAACTGATACAAAGAGTTATTCCAGGGTCAATTACGTATCAGACAGTCCTGGCTGACGGCATACAGACTGATACGTACAATTAGTATGCGAGGCTTTAATGGCTAACACCACCTTCTCCGGGCCAGTACGGTCACAGAACGGTTTTCAAACTATTTCTATTAATTCTTCGACTGGTGCAGTTACTGCTGCCCCCGTTTCTCTTGGGGCTTCTGGTATTGTTGCTGCCCCGGTTTCTCTTGCTGATGGCAATGCATCTTTGACTGCTGCAACGAACGGTGGTGGTGTTGTTAACATCGTGCCCAACGGTACCCAAGACAATACTTACACTCTACCTGCGCCTGTTGCTGGTACGTCTTTTACGTTTGTTTATGGCGGTGGTGCAGCGGATGCCACGGATTTCATCATCAACACGGGTTCAGACACCAATTACTTTATTGGTGGCGTGATGTTTAATGACACCGATGATGGCGCTGCTTCAGTTGTTTTCTCTGACGGTAACTCCAATAGCAAGCTTCAAGTCAATGTACCTGCTGCTGCCCAGATCACTGTAGTTGCGTTGAACAGTACGAACTGGCAAGTTTGGGGTATCGTGGCTGGTGCAACTGCTCCCGCGTTTGCTGACCAGTAATAGGGGGCCGACATGGCGACCCAGCAATATGATGTATGGTCCGTATCGCCAAAAGCAGATGCGGACTTTTACGTAACGTCAGTAACCCCTAGTGGATCTGGAGCGTTGGCTCTTGTAGCAAACACTCCTGGCATTAATGGATACGGCTATAAAGTATCTATTACATCAGTAGCTGACGAGACTGCCAAAAACTTCACAATCACTGGAATCCCGGTTGGTTCAACCGAAACCGTGACTGAGGTTGTTGCTGGCGGTAACAACACTACGGTGTATTCCACTAGGTACTACGCTACAGTTACAAGTATCACGGTCAGTGCAGCAACGGCTGGCGCAATTACAATTGGGTATGGTGGCAGTCTAGCTCTACCCAGGTGTCGTATTAAAGGTGTGTATTACGTTGGGGCAGCAAGTGCCGGAAGCATCTCTATTAGTGATGCGAATTCAGGTCCTCTGCCTCCTCGTCTATACATGGATACACCTGGGCTGGCAACTGCATCTAGCAGTCTTTATATGGCTGCTGAAGGTATTTTGGTTGGCCAGGGTAATAACGGATATGCAATTGTCACCTTGGATCAAGTTGCCAAAGTGACGTTTATTTGCGGGTAAACCGTGAGCAAATCCAAGGGCATGGGTATAGCCACTTCAGTGAAGTCGGGCAACTTCCGTCCGACTAAACAAGGGGCTGGCATGACGGAAAAAGGTGTAAAAGCCTTCCGTCGTGCAAACCCAGGCTCAAAACTTCAGACCGCAGTGACTGAGGATAATCCAACAGGAGATCGCGCAAAGCGTCGTAAGTCGTTTTGTGCGCGTTCTGCTGGGCAGATGAAACAATTCCCAGAAGCTGCAAAAGACCCAAACAGCCGACTGCGGCAAGCTAGGAAACGGTGGAAGTGCTGAAATGGATCACGTATGGAACCTGTTGCTTACAGGCGGCGTTGGCATTTTGGGTTATTTGTTACGAGAGAAGTCTGCAGAACTTACTCGCATTCAGATTCTTCTCAATCGTACCCGAGAAGAAATGGCCAAAGAATACGTGACAAAAGCTGAAGTGCATGCTGACATTAATCGAGTTTTAGACCGATTAGATAGATTGGAAAGCAAGTTAGACCGATTTATAGAGGCTCATCGTGCCAAGCCAAACTAAGCGTCAACATAATTTCATGGCAGCGGTAGCTAATAATCCCGCCTTCGCCAAGCGCGTGGGTGTTCCTGCGTCCGTAGGACGTGAGTTCATGAAGGCCGATAAAGGCCGTAAATTCAAAGAAGGTGGTGAAATGAAAGAATCTAAAGCCATGATGGGCAAAGAGATTGCCTTTATGAAGAAGAAAGGCGCTCCTAAGTCCATGATCAAGCATGAGATGGCGGAAGCTGGAATGAAGAAAGGCGGTTATGCAGGTGGTGGTATGCCCATGGTTGAAAAAGATGGCAAGCGCGTTCCAGCATTTGCTGCGGATGGCGTTGGCAAAATGAAGCATGGCGGTATGGCCAAGAAGATGATGGGCGGTGGCAAGGCCTATTCTGCTGGTGGTTACACCCGGGCTGCTGATGGTGTTGCCAAGAAAGGCAAGACCGTTGGCAAGCAAGTCAAAATGGCTTATGGCGGGAAGTGCTGACATGGAAAAGATGTCGCGTAATCGGCGTAAAGAAAAGCCTATTAACCTGGGTTCTATGAAAGCTGCTCGTCCTATGGACGACTCTGACACTGAAGCTGATCTTCAGGAGATGTTGGAGAAAGCTCGTAAAGCCCGTATGGACATGGGTCTAACCCCAAGCCGTGATGTTGAAGAACGGGCTATGGAAGAAGCTGCTCGAGAGCGTACTGGTGAACAGATGCGTGAAGCTTATGAAGCTGCTCCGCGCCGTTCTATGGGCACCTATGCCAAAGGCGGATCGGTTAGTTCTGCGTCTAAGCGCGCTGATGGTTGTGCTCAACGTGGCAAAACTAAAGGCCGGATGGTGTAAAAATGGGTCGCCTAAATAAACCCGCAAAGCCTGGGTACAAATACGCTAACCCTAGCCAAACAAGCGCTAGGGATTTAACACCTAACTTGTTGGAAGAAGTTGGGCCGTCGCAAGAAGCGGATGTAGATCGTATTAAACGAGGCGTCAACCCAACGGCAAAAGGCGAATATAACCGACGCAGGCAGCAAGAGGCGGGTGGACGAGCAACGCTCCGTTCGCTAGGCCGAGCAGGTCTTTTGGGCGCTGCTGCGGAAGCGGGTGAAGCGATTGGTCGAGAAATCGATGAGCGTAACCCCGAAGTTGGGGAAGCAGTAGAGAAGTTGTTGGAGCGTTCTGGCGCAAGCAAAGCGCTTCAACGTGGGGCTGTACGCCCTGGACGTGTTGAACTAACTGATGAAGCCAAAGAAGAGCAAGCGTTTAGAGACGTTGAAGACGCTGCGCGTAAAGTGCGAGATATGGGGTACGCCAAAGGCGGCTCCGTAAGTAGTGCTTCCAAGCGTGGCGATGGGATTGCACAGCGTGGCAAAACCAAGGGCCGGATGATTTAATCATGATGAGTAGCCGTGGTATGGGTGCAATTAACCCATCAAAAATGCCCGGGCCCAAGCGTAAGCAACGCAGGGATGATACTGATTTCAATCAGTATGCTGAAGGTGGAAAGGTTTCCAAAGTTAATGAAGCTGGAAACTACACCAAACCTGGAATGCGTAAAGCGTTGTTTAACAAGATTAAGGCTCAGGCAACCCATGGCACAGGTGCAGGCCAGTGGAGCGCCCGCAAAAGTCAATTATTGGCAAAGCAGTATAAGAGTAAGGGTGGAGGGTATCGTGACTAAACATCCAGACTGGTGCGCCATCCATGAAGAAGATGGACCTTGCACTTGTGGCACAGAAGATGTGTTAGATGAGATTGCTTTAGAAGAAGCCGGTTTAACTGAAGAAGATTTTGAATGAAATCTCCGCAGCAGTCTTTAAAAGATTGGGGAGCCCAAAAATGGAGGACTCGCAGTGGTAAACGATCTTCTGACACGGGTGAAAGATATCTTCCAGAGGCTGCTATCAAAGCTCTTTCCCCCCAGGAATACGCATCAACCACCAGGGCAAAGCGAGCGGGGAAAGCCTCCGGGAAGCAATTTGTAGCACAGCCTAAGAAAATCGCTCAGAAAACAGCGAGATACAGATGACAACTACCGGCACCACAGCATTTAATTTGGAATTCACCGAGCTGGCTGAAGAGGCTTGGGAACGTGCTGGCCGGGAGATGAGATCAGGTTATGACCTTCGTACCGCCAGAAGGTCTATGAATCTGATGACAATAGAATGGCAGAACCGTGGTTTAAACATGTGGACCTATGATCAGGGAGCAATTACCCTGACTCCAGGTTTAAATGTTTATGCTCTTCCATTAGACACCATTGATCTAATGGAGCATGTCATTAGGACAGGTGCTAACTCAGCTAGTACCCAAGCAGATCTAAACATCACCAGGATTAGCGTATCTACTTACGCAACAATCCCCAATAAGATTCAGCAAGCCAGACCGATCCAGGTTTGGATTCAGCGTTTGTCAGGTCAGGTATCTCCAACAGGGGCAACCCTGGCTTCAAGTATTAATAGTTCTACAACGACAATCACCTTGAGTTCTACCCAGGGATTGCCGTATGCAGGCTTTATTCGGATTGACAGTGAAGATATTGCGTATGGATACATTTCAGGGAACACCCTGGGCAATGTATTCCGTGCTCAAAACAATACAACGGCAGCTTCGCATTCGGCTGGAGCGGCTGTGTATAACCCAAATCTCCCATCGATCACGGTATGGCCAACACCAGACAAC